TCATCTATCGTATAGCTCTTAAGACTGACATAAGCCTAAAGAAAGCTATGGAGTATTACGATAGAGCCATTGAAGAGATACAATGGGAGACTTGTAGCGGTAGAGTATACGTAGCACTCAAGGGCGAGGGTAACTTTAGGTACGACATAGAGCCAGACTACAAAGGGCAGCGTAAGGTGTCCAATGTAGACGAGGCTGTAGTAGAGAGGCGTAAGGACTTGAATGAGTACGCCTACAGTCTAGGGCACTTCAAGTCTGATAACTGTGAGGCTGACGATGTAGTATCCATATGGGCGCAACAATCCTTAGACGCTAAAGAGCATTATGTTATTGCACATATAGATAAAGACATTGACATGGTAGAAGGTTGGCATTACAACTTCACCAAGGAAACTTTATACTACATATGCAAAGATCAAGGTTATCGTAAGATGTGCCTACAGATGCTTACAGGAGACTCTACGGACAACATACAAGGTCTTGTGGGCATAGGGCCAAAGAAAGCTGAGAAGCTTCTAGCTGATGTACCTCAGCCTGATATGTTAGATAAAGTCAGAGAGGCGTGGGAAGAGGCCCACCCTGAGGATTGGAAGGATAGACTTGAGGTGTGTTGGAACCTTCTGTATATGCGTAGGAACTGGGACGGCTTTAGACGCTTAACACTTGAGGATACTTTATAATGACTAAGTTTAGATCAGGCCTAGAGAGTGCCTTTAGTGAAGCGACTACAGGATTCCTGTACGAGCCTTACAGACTACCTTACACAATACATAAGAAGTACGTACCAGACTTTATCTGTGAGCGTACAGGAGCTATGATAGAGTGTAAGGGATTCTTTAGGGTAGGCGACACGCAGAAGTACAAAGCTATCAGGGACGAGATTGATAGGCCATTGATATTTGTATTCTCTGATGAACGTAAACGCCTCAGGAAAGGCTCTAAGATGAACCTAGGTGAGTGGTGTGATAAAGAAGGTTTAGCGCACTTTACTATGAAATCAGTTGATAAGTTACTGGAGCATTTAAAATGTCTAGCACCTTTGAAGAAATAAAAGAACAGATATTAAATAAGTATGACGTTGACTTCTTATGTGAGCTACTAGGTATCACAAGCGAATCATTAATTGATCGTTATGAGGACTTGGTAATGAAGAACCTAGATATGTTTACGGAAGAGGATTCAGACAATGACTAAAATCATAGATTGGCCCAAGTATAATTTCATAGATGATTTCGGAGATATGGAGGCTGTAATGGACACTAAAGCACTTGATACGCAAGTAGGTGGCGACCACTATACCAAGCAAGGCATACAGCCTCTTGAGAGTACCTTTGCTAACTTTGGTTACGTAGGTCTACAGGCAAGTATCTACACTAAAGTAAATAAATACTTGACAAGAGAGAAAGGTACTCACCGACAAGACCTACAGAAAGCTATTCATGCACTACAAATGCAGGTAGAATACTACGATAGACATAACTCTGTTGTGGATACAGGACAGGAGACTGCCCTATCACCTAGGCATACCAATGAACCAATAGACGGGAATAAATAATGACACAATTATCTAAAATGTTAACAGCACATGAGGGCGTAGAGACTCATGCTTATAAGTGTACAGCCGATAAGATAACCATAGGCGTAGGGCGTAACATAGACCCTAAGGGTGGCATAGGTCTTACCTCACGTGAGATTGAATTTTTATTACTTAACGACATTGAGCGTGTAGAGGAAGAATTATCAGTATCCTTACCTTGGACTATTGATTTAGTCATGTTTGATACTGTTCGTTATGACGCCTTTGTTGACATTTGTTTTAACTTAGGTATGCCTAGGTTACTTAAGTTTAAAAAAGCCTTAGCTGCCTCAGAGGAACACAATTGGGACGAAGCAGCAGACGAGTTTATGAATAGTAGATGGGCTAAACAGGTAGGCAAAAGGGCAGTTGAGATTTGTGCAATGATTCGTACAGGCAAATACCAAAAGGAATACTAATGAAAGGTCAAGTACGAGGGTTAGCCTTAGAGCTATTACGGCAGGATTGTGTGGAGTCTTTAGATATAGCCAATGCTTATTTAGAGACTAATGACATTAGTAAACATAAAGAGGCGCAACAAAACGCTGTTGAAATATGTAAGCTTTACGACAATGCACTACACAAGGAATCAAAATGATAATAAAATTCTACACAGAAGGTTGTGCCCCCTGTAAAGCTGTAAGTCAAGTCTTAAATAGTTTAGAAATTGACTATAAAGATATTGACATTGGTAAGGACATTGACCTAGCTATTAAATATAAAGTACGTAGCGTACCTACAGTGCTAAACACAGAAACAAATGCCACCTTAGTTGGATTCAAGGGTATTATGGAAACAACGGAGTGGGTAAATGAGCATTGTAATTAATTATAGCCGTAACGAATTATTAAGTAAACAAGCCTACACCTTACTTGCTGACTACTACTGTCGTGATGGTGAAGATCCACAGGACGCTTATGCAAGAGCAGCGACAGCGTTTAGTAAGCATGACTACGAACTAGCACAGCGTATTTATGACTACGCTAGTAAAGGTTGGTTTATGTTTAGTTCCCCTATATTAAGCAACGCCCCTAAGGAGGGGGAGAAGATAAATGGATTACCTATTAGCTGCTTCCTCAGTTATGTACCTGATAGCCTTGATGGTCTTATCGGACACTCGACAGAACTACGTTGGCTTAGTGTTAAAGGTGGTGGAGTTGGTGGTCATTGGTCTGACATTCGTAGTGTTAGCGATATGGCTCCTAGCCCAATTCCTTTCCTAAAGACTGTTGATAGTGACATGACTGCCTACAGGCAAGGTAAGACACGTAAGGGTTCTTATGCGGCCTACATGGACATTAGCCACCCTGACATTATTGAGTTTATTAACATACGTGTACCTACAGGTGGCGACCCTAATCGTAAGGCCTTTAACCTACATAACGCAGTTAACATTACTGATAGGTTTATGGACGCTGTGGTTGCTGGAGACCCTTGGCCTCTTGTAGACCCTAACGATAAGACAGTGCGTGACTTGTTACCAGCTAGGGAGCTATGGGAGCGTTTGATTGAGACACGCTTTAGGACAGGTGAGCCTTACTTAAACTTTATTGATGAAGCTAACAGGCACTTACCACCATCTATGAAGGAGCAAGGTCTAAAGATACATGGGTCTAACTTATGTAACGAGATTCACTTACCTACATCAGAGGAACGTACAGCAGTTTGTTGTTTGTCAAGTGTTAATTTAGAGTATTATGAAGAGTGGAAAGACACTACAATGGTAGCTGACTTAATTACTATGCTTGACAATGTAATAAGCTTCTTTTGTTTCCATGCACCCAAGGAGCTACGTAAGGCTGTCTATAGTGCCACACAAGAGCGTTCCCTAGGACTAGGGGCAATGGGGTTCCATAGTGCTTTGCAACGCTTAGGCGTCCCGTGGGAGTCTCCTATGGCTACTACTATCAATACTGATATGTTTACTCATATTAAAGCACAGGCTAGGGCAGCATCAGTGTACTTAGCAGAAGAACGTGGGGCTTGTCCTGACGTAGAAGGTATGCGTAACTCGCACCTGTTAGCTATAGCACCTAACGCCAACAGTAGTATTATTGCTGGTTGCTCTGCTAGTATTGAGCCTCTTAAGTCTAATGCCTTTACTCACAGGACACGTGTAGGTGCCCACTTAGTAGAGAATAAGTACCTAGATAAGGTTATTAGAGGACATAATAGCGACCCTGTGTGGATTGCAGCGCAGTGGAAGTCTATACTATTGCATGAGGGAAGCGTACAGCACCTAGAATGGATGGATGAATGGGATAAGGAAGTATTTAAGACTGCATTTGAGCTTGACCAACGATGGGTTATAGACCATGCAGCAAGTAGACAGCCTTATATCTGCCAAGGTCAGAGTGTTAATCTATTCTTTCCATCAGGTACAGATAAGGCTTATGTGAATGAAGTACACCTTAGGGCTTTCAACAAGAAGCTTAAGGGTCTGTACTACCTAAGGACTAGCGCAAGTTCTAAAGCCGACACAGTAAGCGTTAAACCTACACGTGTTGCACTTAAGGACTTTG